TCCCACATTACCACGCTTGCCCGTCGCGCCTGTGTTGCGTGCGGATTCTGGAACTAAAGGAGGTTCTAAAATGAAAATTGAAGCAAAACATCCTATTACGTTGTTTAGCGAACTTAACCCCGGCGACGTGTTCTTTTACACCACACTTGGTTCTGCCTTTTTATACATGAAGACAGAACAGTCAGACCAACCAACAATCAACGCCGTACACCTTTCAAACGGCTCTTGGACTTCATTCCGTTCTGATGCCCCTGTTACCCCTTGGAACTGCAAGCTTATTGGCGACGAAAAGTAAAAAACAAAGGCCGGAATTTCTTCCGGCCAATTTTTTTGGGATTCTAAAAAATAATAAGATGCGTATCTAGCAGTTTTATCGCTGTTCTAAAATTTTGTTACTTTTTAGCGACAAAATATTTTGATTTGTGCAATTTCAGCGCCGTTTTAAAATTCTGTGAACTTTTAGCGCTAAAATGGCCGATTTTGTGAACTTTTAGCGCCAACTTTTTTAGCGTCGAAAGCCTTTATTTACGGCCAGTTTCGTGTTTTGAGATGCCCAATTTCTTATCCTATAGAGAAATAGGTCTGGATTACCCTTTCTGTGAAAAGAACCTAGATACCATAGCATTTATTTCGTTCTTATTTCCGGCGCAGTATAAATCTTTATTTATAAAGATAATAGACTTCCCTAAATCCTTGGAACTTAAAAATGCAATTGCTAGTGCGTGCTTTACGGTAATTTTAGATAAATTGTGTTTTAATCTTCTCACACTATCTTCTGATGTACCATATCCAATAATTTCAGCAAAATCTTGTAGCGTCAAAAATTGAATTTCGTAGATATTCGTCTCACAAATATTTTTACAAGCTAGGTTATATTTTAGATTCACATAAGGAATTAACTGAAATAAATATGAAAGTCGCTTATCTTCTGACCTATTAGCTTTTTCATATAGTTTTCTAATAATTCCAATATAGAGTTTTGTTTTGTATAATCCCCTAATTGTACGGCCATCAATTTTCCCTCTTCTAAATACACTATCGCTTATTTTAATATATTCATCTTTTATTATTAGAATATCTAAATCTTGAAGTTTATTTATGAGCGGATAATACTGATTATTACTTAATTTCATAATATCCTTTAGGGTTTTAGGAGTTATATTTTTACCATCATTATCTATTAGAATATTATCTTCATAATTTATATATGTTGCCATATAAATTAAACGAGTAATTTCCTGTGGCAATAATTCTGGAAAAATTTGTTGAGAAGCATTAAAAAGAAACCATACAAAGCAATTATCTCCATTATTCGGTTTGGCACTTCTATATTTTTCTTCGCGTTCCGCTTGCTCTTGGGTCTTATATGATGCTATATTCTCTTCATAAATCACGCCAGTATCTAAACCAACCACCATTAGCCTTTCAGTTTCTTGCATTGACTCACCACCTTTCACTATATATTCACTATAATTATAACACAAATTATATAATTTGTCAAGCATAAATAGTTACAAAATTGCAAACTTTTTGCGAATTTACTTGACAAAAAAATTTTTTTGTAGTATAATATAATTAAATATATTGAATAATTGGAGGACTGCAAATGGTAGTTTATAAGCATACAAACAATGTAAATGGCAAGGTGTATATTGGAGTGACTAGGAAAGAGCCGGAAAAAAGATGGATGGAAGGATTCGGCTATAAACAAAATCAAAGATTTTTTGATGATATTATAAAATTTGGATGGGATAATTTTTCACATGAAATTCTGTATGAGGATGAAAATATCGAAAAATGTTTGGAACTTGAAAAATCATATATAAAAGAATTTAATTCTAATAATCCAGAATTTGGATATAATAATAGCATTGGTGGAGATTATTATTTTAGAACGAAAAAATCTGATACAAATATAAAACTCACAAATAGCAAAAAAGAACCTGACTATATAGCAATTCCATTGGATTCAAGAATAATCATAGATAGTTTGCGTGGTATTCCAATTGATGTACTTATTGCATTTTCTAAACAAGTAATGCCTGTTAAAAACGAGAATATTCCTTCTCAAATTATTCTAATAAAGAAAATAAAAGAACGAATAGCGGATGAATTAGGATTAAAAATATCAATGATAGACAAATATATCAAACGTATGGTGGACGGTGGAGTGTTTTTTAGAACAGAATGTAGGAGTTTATTTATTGTAAACCCTTGGATAATAGCAAAAGGGAACATAGACGAAATAAACATCTTACGAGAAAAATTTAATTTTGAAAACGGGACTTGGGTATATACAAAATAAATCTCAATATGCGCATCTGATATTTTTCTTAGAATTTACAAATATATCCATCTAAAACAAATTCTAAAAAGAAAAACCAAATAATTTTTTACAAATACTCTTGACAATTTGCTTAATATATGATATTATATAGGTAAAGACAAACACACATAAACTAGGAGGTACAACAATGGATAAAGATATGTGCAAGTGCGATTTTTGCGGTACTGAAATTGACTGGGAAACGCCAGATGATGTTCATGGAGAGATTTTCTATTGCGAAATCTGTAATAGTCTATTCTGTGAGAAGTGCTTTTCCGACAAGTTTGGGCGGCAAGCGTTTGAAGATATGTTGTGTTTAAGTGATACTATGTACTGCCCTGATTGTTATGCAAAACACAAGCGCATTTCGTTGAAACATAAAAACAAGAGGTGATATTGTGAACATTATTACACGTAATGAGGAAAAGAAACTTCTGAAAGATTTGCTTGTAGGTGACGTATTTAAAACAAGCGAACACACATTCTTTTTAGTAACTGACCAAGAACAAAACGTGTGTGGAACACGTGCGATTCTTTGTGTTAATCTTTATGGCGGTGACGGCTATTATTGGGACGAGGAAAAAGTTGTCACTGTTGCACACGGTTCATTTGTGGAGGAATAAACATGGAAATAGTACGAAAAGAAGAGGCCAACCAAAGAATAGTTTGGAACACGCAGCCGGGAAGTGTGATTCGTAATGCGGCAAACGAACTTTATTTGGTTACTACCGAGACGGTTTATAAAGACCAACTTGTTCGTTGTGTCAAACTTACCACTGGTGGCATTGTAAATCTTGCATTTGATGATTTTGCCGAAGTGGTAAAAGGAAAATTCATTGAAAACTACTAAGGAGGAAACTATGGAAGTTTTTAAGAATTATTCTAAAACAAAGCAGATAGCGGATGTCCCGGCGGGTACTGTGATGGAACGAAATGAGAATTTCTGGATTAGAACTGATGAAGATGATGGAGAAAAAGTCCGTTGCTACAACCTGAAAACAGGCGAAGGAATAAATTTTGATAAAGATATTGCCGTTCGTGTGGTTAATGGCAAATTCGTTGAAGAGTAAAAAAATGCCGCTGGGTTATTCCCGGCGGTTCTTTTTTATACCAGAAAGGTATAATAGACACATCTTATTATTTCCACCCCAAAATAATAAGATGTGTCTCTAACAATTTTTAACCAAGAGCGTCTTAAAAATCATAACATATCCATCTAATAATTTTTCTCTTAGAATATACTAAAAAGAATAATATACCCATCTAATAGATTATAAAGTGATATATCAAATTATTTTCTGTTTTAGTATTGACTTTTAGAGCGAATAGTGATAGAATAAAGACAACAAAAGAAACACACAACATAGGAGGTTTTATTATGGAAGACAGAAAATGGTACACGGTTAAGTTCTCCGCAAAAATGGACGAAGAAGACATTCGTGCTATGAAGAACTGTTTCTATCAGGCAATGAACGAGTCTATGCTGATTGAAGAAATGGCCGGACTTGAAATTACCCCCGAAGAAGAATAAAAAACTTTAAAAAACCTATTGACATTCTTCTTAGAATATGGTACAATAAGGATGTCAAAAGGAACGACACACAACACACAATGGAGGTACACAATTATGTATGAACTGAAACCTATCTATGATTCCCGCAATTCCTTCTATAAGAAAGCATTCGTTTACGAGTACGGCAACGAAAAAGTCCTGAAAAGCTACGGTACGACCGTTGCAATCGTTCGCGGTACTGGTAGTGACCGCCGCGCAGAACTCACTAGCTACTTTGATTTTAGCGCAACCACCCTTCGGCACGTCAAGGAATTTCTGAAGCAGGAGGGCTTCAAAGTTGGTAGCAAGTCCGAAATGGCAAAAGAGTACGCATTCTAACAAGAACAGTTGGCCGGGGCAATAGTCCCGGCCTTTTATTTTGTTCTAAACAAAATTTAGTAGATGCGTCTCTTATTCTTTTTAGGATTCAAAAAAAATTTAGATGCACCTCTAATTAAAATTTATTTATTCTAAAAGAAATTTATAAGAGCGACATCTTAAAGAAAAAAGGTCTTGACAACCAAAAGAAAATGTGCTATAATATAGATACTAAAACAAAGGAGAAAATAGACATGGAAACTATGAAGAAATACTTTTCTGTGTTCATTAGCGGGGAAAGATTCGACTACTACAAAGTAAACGACCATTATGAACTTTGGACTGGCGAAACTTTTATTTGTTCAGGTGACACGGATAAAGAGTTGGACGATGAAATCAAAATAATTGCAAAAAATCTTAGGAAAAAGTCTTGACAAGTTAATGAGTTGGGGTGTATACTAAATACAGAAAGAGAGGTTATAAGATATGAAAAAAACACCTGTATACCATTTGTTCTTGTATGATGATTCCGGTGATTCGTGCGAGAGCATGGCTATTTTTAATACTCTTGAAGACGGAAACCGTTTCATAAAAGAGTATATGGTTCGTGAATTCCGTAAGAATTATAAGCGAACTATTGCCAACTTTTGCGCCGTTTATAACATTTCTGAAATGGATGATGATACACTGATTCAGTTGTTTAAAACTAATAGTGTGTTCTATTTTGAGCGCTATTATCTTTTTACCTAACTGCATAGGCCGCGTGTGCGGCCTTTTTCTTTTAGTATAATTTCTTTTAGATGCGTATCTAACAAAAATCTATTTATTCTAAATAAAAATCATAAGATGTCTATGTTATAATTTTTAAGTGCGCAAAACGGGTGTGTTCTTATATATAAGGGGACACCAGTTTTGCGTAATGTAAATTTTCACAATAACGTTATCAATACCTTGTGCAAATTGCCTATTGCAATTCTTTTTAGAATATGATATATTATATACAGAAAGAAACAAGGAGGCATATAAAATGAAAGTAAATTGGATTCCCTTTAAGCAGGGCGACAAAAACGACGAACTGGACACAAGCTTGCGCCTTATTACCTTTGAGGATGTTTACGGTGAGCGGCACGTCGCAATGGGCATTTACATTCCCTATCTGAAGAAGTTTGTGCAGCCTGATGGACGCGGTTTTGGCGTAAAAGTCGTGGCCTACTGTGCAGATTTAGTTGAACCCTACAAAGATTAAGGAGGAAAACACAATGGACAGAAATGCAATTATGGCGACAATCAAGAGTTTGGCGGCAAGTCAAGGGATGTACAGCCGCTTGTATGCCAATCTGGTAGAACTGGAAAAGACCGACTATGATGCGTATGACGAGTTGATGCTGGATTGGGAAGAACGGAACTTCAAAGATTCGCTTGACTTTATCCTTTATTTGGAAACCTAAATTTAGGCGGCGAAAGCCGCCTATTTCTTTTCCGGCAAATTCTTCAACATATCCATCTTATTATTTTTTGGTGGAAATAATAAGATGGATATGTAGTTATTATTTAGGATTCTAAAAAATCTTGAAAAACTTTATAAAAACTATTGACATTCTTTTTAGTATATGCTATACTACAGTCAGAGGTTAGGAAACCACACAACACTAGGAGGTAAAATTATGAAAGTTACTTATCGCACGGTGCAAGACCTGAATGAAGACGAACTGGACGAACTCCGCGAAAGCTATTATTATGAACTCGACGATGAAGGGGAGGACGAGATTCTGGAATGTATCAACGACTATTCCGACATTACCGACGAGTTTCTTTTTGAGCATTACGAGGGCGTTATGTTTTCGGATGATGATTTTTGTTGTAACCAGTGATTCCCCGGCGGCGTAAGCCGCCTTTTATTTTACAAACTTTTCTTTTAGATGCGTCTCTTATAAATTCTAAATAGAAAAATTTTAGAGAACCATCTAACAAAATTTAAAACCTGATTAAACAAAAATTTTAAGAGATACATCTTCTTGAATTTTGAAACTGAAAAATTTTAAAACAAATATAAAAATAGGTATTGACATTTCTTTTAGTATGTGATATACTTGATACAACAAATAAAGGAGGCGACACAATATGTTGCAGAAGAACAAGGATAAGGCAGACCGCCAGCGCGCACGGCACGCATTCATGGGCAGACCCGTGAGATTCGACAAAGACACTACCTATGACCGAAACAAGCAGAAAGAGCTTGATTCCGAGGTTATGAACGAGGAAATGGAGGAAGACGAGTATGAAGACTATTACATCGAAGGATAAGATTCGGTATGAGGTTAAAAACCCTATTACAGACGAAATCAAGAGTTTTCCGCGTTATTCATCCGCAAGGGATTATGCGGTAAAGTTATCAAAAGAAACGCTTTGCGGCGTTTCTATTACTAGATTCCCGGCGGGCTATGTAAAACAGCAAATAATCTTTTGCAACTAAAAACTTTGAAAAATTTTAAAATTAGGTATTGACAGATTCGTAAAACAGGTGTATAATAAGGTCAGAGGTTAGGAGAAGACCTAACGTATAACACAGTATATAAACTAGGAGGCAGACATTATGAATAGAAAAGAAATCTACTGGGTAAACTTAGAGGGCGGCGTTGGATATGAGGCAACAAAAGTTCGGCCTTGCTTGATTGTTTCAAACGACAGCTTTAATAGCAAATCTGGTTCTGTAACCATTATTCCTTTTACCAGCAAGACGCGCAAGAACAATATGAAGTCGCACGTATATATGAGTAAGGAAGAAAGCGACGAATGCGGATTGAAATATATTGAACACCTGATTTTTGCGGAACAAATTCGCACGGTGAGTGCAAGCCGTGTTAGCAACTACATTGGCAAAATCAGCGACGAGAAGATGGACGAGGTTAAGCAAGCTATTATCCATCACCTTTATCTGGAACACTAATAGACCATACTAGAACGGACGGCAAACAACCGCCCGTTCTTTTTTCTGTACTAGATGGGGCTATGCTAAACGAAATGGATTCTGAATTTGGGGTACTAGATGGAAAAATAAGAGGCGTATCTTACAGAAAATTCTAAAAGGAAAAGCTGGACTGTAAGAGCCGCATCTTACTGGAAACGGTAAAATTGTAAGAGCCGCATCTTGTGATTTTTCTTTTAGTATAACCGCGTTTTTGTAAGAGCCACATCTTGTTAAAAATCAGAGGCCGGAAAAGCCGCAAAAAAAACTTTGAAAAACTTTTAAAAAACCTCTTGACAGATTCGCAAAACGGGTGTATACTAGAGCCAGAGGTTAGGAAATAACCCACAACACAAAGGAGGCTTTTATATGAAGTACGAAAATGTTAAGCGAATTGCGGAGACCAACAAGGCTGGTTTCCACTCCGCTGTATGGGAACGTCCGCTGAAGACCCGTGCGGCTCACAAAGACAAGTACGTGGTCAAGCGCACGTATGGCACGGCGCTCCGCTTCGGCGTTAATTATGACGCTATGGGCGCGGTTCAGGAAAAGCGCGAAAAGGGCGATTTGCCCGCCGAAAATCAGGGGCTTATCGGTAGGCACTGGATTATTCCTAACGTGATTCTGGAAAGCGACAAAACCGGAAAAAAGCTGCTCCGCGTGTCGCTTGCAAAAAATAGCACGATGGAAACACAATATTTTTTGAACGGTCGCCCGGTTCAGAAAAGCGAAATTGAACAGTACGTGCTGAAGAGTGAAGTTGAAAACAAGCACCAGAACATGGAAGTTTTCGACATCGGCATTGATAACATCATTTCCATCAATTGACATCCGGCGGCGGCTGAAAAGCCGCCGCTTTTTTTGTCGTTCTAAAAAAAATGTAAGAGTCGCATCTTATTAAAATTGAATTGCCATAATTAAAAATTTTAAGAGGCACATCTTGTTAAATTTATTTTAGTACAACTCAAAAATTTTAAGAGACCCATCTTGTGATTTTTGAGCGCCTGAAAAAAACTTTAAAGAATTTCAAAAAAGGTATTGACATATTCGCAAGATAGGTGTATACTATAATCAGAGGTTAGGAGAAGACCTAACACACAACACACACGAAATGAGGTATATAAAATGAAAAAGCTGGCACTGTATAAGAAATACGAAAACACGAAGCCTATGGGTGTATGGAGTGCAACCGCGACTTTCGGAATGTATGTTTTTGGTAAGGACGAAGAAGACCCTGATAAAATGATTACTTGTTGGGTGTCTGGCAATGACCGTTACACGTTTTCACGTAACAAGATTCATTCTACCGCATCCGGCAAATATTATCTCCGCAAAGGTAGCCTTCGGATTTACCTTGAGGACGTTATGAGAATTTGGTAAAATCCCCGGCGGGCTAAAAAGCCCGCCTTTTTCTTTTATTCTAAAAATAATAAGAGACGCATCTAACAAAAATTGATTTACTGTAATTTGAAAATTTTAAGAGCGACATCTTGCAAAATTTGTTTTAGTATAATTTATTTTTTTTAAGAGCCACATCTTATAATTTTTTAGTTCTAACAAATATATTCTTTAGAAGATGCGCCTCTTGTAATTTTTTACTTTAGAAGATGTATCTCTTAAAGTTTTTTGCTTTAGAATTTAACGCGTAAAAAACTTTGAAAAACTTTAAAAAAGCTATTGACATTTGAATGAAAAGAGAGTATACTATAGTCAGAGGTTAGGAGAACAGAAAGTTCTCAAACACAACACAATATATGGAGGTTCGATATTATGAAAGTTTTTAATGAGTTGACGCTGGCAGAATTTGAGGCATGGAGCGGCGCGGTTGAGACAAAGGAAAAGATTCTCAAAAACGAAAAAGGTGACGAGTTCGATTCCCTGATTGAAGCTGAATATCCTGAAGGTATCTCTGAAACACAGCTAAACGACCTTCTTTGGTTTGAAGACGATTGGCTGTATGAGATGCTGGAAATCAATCCTAATGAGGACGAAGACGAGGAAGACGAGGAAGACGAGGAAGACGAGGAAGAGGAAAAGGAAGAGTGATTCTAGGCGGGCTGAAAAGCCCGCCATTTTTTGCGCTTGAAAAATTTTAAGAGCCGCATCTTATTAAAATTATTTTATTCTAACTTGAAAATTTTAAGAGACATATCTTATAATTTTTTGTTTTAGAATAATTAAAAATTTTAGATGTTTTTCTTATTATTTTTCTTTTTAAGAGTGAGGCGGTTAAAAACGCGTAAATACAGATAGTTTTGAAAAGTTTTGCCAAGCGAAATCTGGCAAAACTTTTTTCAATTTTCCTATTGACATTTGAATAGGGGTGTGCTATAATTATATACAGAAAGAGAGGTTATGAATTATGAACAATGAGGAATTAGATTGTATTATGAAAATAGCAAACAAACGTTGTACTGGGAAGTGCGATTCTTGCGAGTACAAAGAAGAATGCGACAAGGAAGTAGAAAGATTTGGGTTGTTAGATATGTATTGGAGAACGGACGGTGAATTGCCTACAATTGTATACGGTGGAAATGTTTCCTATCCGTGTATTGTTGATACCGGGCATTCTTATGAGATAGCAGTGTACCATGAAAACATTGGATGGCGTAAAATTCACTATGGAATGATGGAAAAAATTGATTCCAAGGTTTATCGTTGGGCATACGTGTAAAGGGGTTCTAAAATGACAACAGTTACAAATACAGTTATTTTAGTTGGATTGATTCTTGTTATGATTATTTATTTCATCGGCATGATATTTTGGACGGTGCGAGATTGGGACTTTATAAGCACTGATTTTAAGGTTTACAGAATTGTAACTTCTATTCTGGTTGCTGTTTTTATTATTGGTTTATACATTTGTTTGTTTTTAGTATAAAGATTTGAGGCGGCATTTTTGCCGCCTCTTTTTATTGCCTGATTTACAAAACTATTAGATGCGTATATTATACAATTTACAAAATCAAAAAATAAAAATCAAATATAAATATCTAAAAATTTTTTATAAAATATTATAATATATCCATCTTTTTATTTTTAGTATAAGCTGATTTATACGGTTCATTTTGGAGCAACAACAGAATAATAATGAGGCGGCTATAAAGCCCTGAATACAGGCGTTTTAAGGCCGTATAAGGCTATATGGGTATAACGACTTTAACGAGGCTATATAAGCCATTATAGGCCGTGTTTTTGGGCTTATATGAGTTTATACAGTGTATGAGAATATACAACGCACAGATTATTTTACTTTATCCCCGGCGGCGTATAATGACGCGGTTCTTTTTAGGATTCTAAGAGAAAAAGAACAGAAGACAGAAAATTTTGAAGAGACACATCTTGTAAATTATACGACACACAACATACAACCTATGGTTGTTAATACGGTAGCTATATGGATTCTGAAAAAATATAAAATATTTTCAAAAAACCTATTGACATATTTGGGTGATAGTGCTATACTATAATCACAGGGAACGAAAAAGAGTTCCTAAAACACACAATATATGGAGGATTTACACTATGCGTACTATTAAAAATGAGGTTAAAAAGGGTCTGTTTCTGGTTGTGATTCTGCTGGGCGTATGGTTTGCATTTGGGGCGATTGCAGAGCCGAATACGCTTTGTATGCGTGCAATTCTTGCCATTTTGAGCATTACTTGCGCATTTTCAGCGCGTGATTTGTACGACTTTGTGGATTGGTCGGACGAGTACGAGGACGAGGAAGACGACGCACAAACCGCAAAGGTTCGGCATTGCATGATGGGCGACAGAAAATAATCAAATATCCCCGGCGGGCTATAAAGCCCGCCTTTTTATTTTGGATTCTAAAAGAAAGTTGAAGAAATCTATCTTATTCTTTTTAGAATTTAAAATTTGTGAGAGTCGCATCTAGTGAATTACATTCATCTTGAAGCTACGACGATGAAAAATTTTCGTGCTAGATGGGTGGATGCTAAACTATCGAGGATTTTTTTGGGGCTACTAGATGGGCAAAAATTTTTCATGAGGCGGCGGGCTTCGGCCTTTGGGATTCCAAACCCTGAAGATGGCTATCTTGTGAAAAAGGGTAGGAGGCCGCTAAAAAATTATAAGATGGCTATATTGTGTTTTTTGTTTTACCGCGTCTCAAAAATCATTAGAGGCACATCTAATAAAAAAGTGTGTGCGGAAAAATTTGGTTATATAGGCATCTTGTAGAAATATGCCGCAGGAGGGAACATAGCAATTTGCACAAGAAAAAAGTTTAAGTTTGTGCAATTTGACTATTGCAATTTGGGCTTGCATAGTTTATAATAGAGACAACAGGAAGGCACAAGGCCAAACCTAAAGAGCCTATAAGGAGGCACACACAATGACTAAAAAGTATATTCTTTCCATCGGCCTGTTTGATAAGGACAGCAAAAAGCAAGAGGTTAAAACCGAAGACGCACAACGTTTGGTTAATAACGCGGTTGCACAACGTTTTGACGGTGCAACGGTTTACAGCGCGGATGGCGTGTATAAGCATAATGACGGAACGACCGTTAGAGAGCCTACCATCCGAATCGAATTGCTTTACACGGAAAAAGAAGCCGTTGTAGAGCTTGCAACATGGGCTAAAGAAGCCTTAAATCAGGAATCCGTTTTGATGGAAACAATCGAGGTTGAAGCGGATTTTATCTAATAGCAAGGGGCTGGAAACAGCCCCAATTTTTTACAGTCAGAGTTTGTTGTGTCTAACTATCAAAAAAATCATAAGATGGATATGTTACAATTTTTGTTTTGCCGCGTTTCAATTTTCATAATATAGGCATCTTATAAAAATTCATTTGGTGTAACTTGAAAATTATAATATAGGCATCTTATTATTTTTTATTTACCCTAAAAGAAAAATCATAACATAGGCATCTTGTATTTTTTAAGTTGTATCGCCTGAAAAATCATAATATATTTATCTTGCAATTTTTTGATTTTTTTCAAAAAAGGGCTTGACATATTCTAAAAAGAGAGTATAATTATATATAGAAGGACACCAAATAACACATTAGGAGGCATTTATATGAAAGTCGCAAGAAAAATTGATGGTATCAACGGAAAACTTCGCACGCCTGAAACGTGGGACGAAATCGCAGTAGAGCGCGAGGCGCGAGAAGAGTATGAGGCACAAGAAAGAGAGCGCGAGGCACAAGAAGAGTTTGAAGAAAATATAGAGAGAGGACGCGGTTATATTTATTCAACAGCCTATCAAGTAGGCTGGAGCGAGAGGTGGTAAAACTGGAAGGGGCTGGAAACAGCCCCGACCTTTTTATGATATGAGTTAGTTAGAGATAACAAACCAGCATACCAAAAAATAATAAGATGGATATGTTATAAAAATTGTTTTGGGATAACTTAAAAATCACAATATAGGCATCTAACAATTTTTCTTTTGTAGCATTCTAAAAATAATAAGATGGATATATTATTAGAATATTATCCCGGCGGGTTTGTATCAATTTGTACAAAAAAAATATTTTATGTTTGTGCAAAATGCCGATTGTAAATGGCTTTTCAATCTGCTATAATAATACACGTAGAGAGCGAAAGACGTTCTCAAGTGAATATTGGGAGGTTTTACACCATGAGTATTATCGTTATTATTGCTATTCTGTTTTCCATGTTTTCTGCGCATACCAGCGCCGCGTATGAGGCCGTAGAAGCCGTGAATAACGGCACAGATATTTACCTGTTAAACGGATATGTAGCACAGTATGAAGCTGACCAAGTGACCGTATGGACGGAAGACGGCGACGAGTGGTATTATTATTCAGACGATGATAGTATCTATGAGGGGCTGAAAATGACGCTTGTAATTGACGGACGGCACACGGACGATTTGAGTGATGACATAATTTTAGACGCGTTGTATTGCACAGATTGCACGCATGAGGTGGATTAAAAGCGAATCTAAGGCCGGGAAAATCCCGGCCATTTTTTATGCCCTGCGGTTTGTTGTATCTAACCATTATATTATTTTTAGATGGGTATCTAGCATTTTTTAATTGCAGTTTTTAATTTTTTGTTAGATGGATATATTATAAAAATTGATTTAGGATAACTTGATTTTTGTTAGATGCGTATCTAAAAGAAATTGATTTATTCAAAATGAATTTTTGCTAGAGGCACATCTAAAAGAAATTATCCCGGCGGTATTAAATTTGTTTCATGTTCTAAAGTGAATCATATTCATCTACTATTTTCAAAAAGGGTATTGCAATGCACCTTGCAAAGTGCTATAATTATACATGGGAGAACAAGAGATGTTCTCAATTACGTCGTAAGGCGAAAAATTAAAAATAGAGAGGTAGATACTATGAGTTATAGAAAATTTCAAAAAATGGGACTAAAAAAATCTCGATATGAGCAGATGATGCTTAAATTTGGAAATAATGAAAGTTCTATTTCTGATGTTATTGAAGACTGGGGAATAGAAAATGTAAATCGAGGTTACGAAATCTTCGATTTTGATGGCACAGGGATGCTAGAAGTCGAAGAAATTGGAGAAATCAGCGTGTTTGAATGCGATGATGAAAAGGCAGCGCGACAGGCTGAAGCCGATGGGATAAGAATTATCCCGGTTGATGAACTCCCCGCGAGTTTTGATAGAAAGTATTTTGGCTGGATTGACACATCCGAAAACAGGAGAGCAATAGAGGAATATTGCCGCAAAGCTAATTAAAAATAAAAGGTTGACTAAAAAAAATGAATTTAAGGCCGGGAAGAAATTCCCGGCCATTTTTTGCCGCCAGAGTTAGTATCAACAAACCGAAATTCTAAAAAATTATAAGATGCCTATATTATGTTTTTTATTTTAGAATAACTTAAAAATTATAATATATCCATCTAACAAAAATTGTTTTGCAGCAACTTAAATATTTTAATATATCCATCTTATAAAATTTATTTTGGTATAACTGAATTTTTATTAGATAGACATCTAAAAAGATTTTGTTTGGAATAACTTAATTTTTTTAAGAGACGCATCTTATAATTTCCCGGCGGGTTAAATATGGCTAACCAATTAGTTGACAGGCGGCTTTTAATGTGATATAATAGCAGGGTAAAACAGCGACGGCACAGGAGGCCGAAGCGGCTTGCAATGGCCTATAACGACTGGAATCCTAGGGAGAGAACAAGCCTATCTAGGCGCGGGTTATTTATCCCACAAGAGACCAGCAAGGCCATCTAGGGAGAATAGAAAAATATTCTGTAAATTGCCAGCCTATGTATCTAGTTAAAAAATTTTTATATGTGATAGTTTACAAAGTACAGTTTACAAAGTATAGTTTACAAAGTATAGTTTACAAACTCATTTACAAAAATTTCTTTATAAAAAATAAATATGAAATTTAAAAATGAAAAAATTTATTACAATTATATTATTATATATATTATATTATTATTTTTATATTTATTTTTTGAATTTACTTGACAGAATCACGAAAATTTGCTATAATAGTATGGATATACTTTTATCATAATTCTAAAAAGAATCCCGGCGGCGTTATATGATTTTGGATTGACGTTTCAAGCGGTTATATTCAAACCATGACAGCGCGAGAAATGGCCTTAATTTTGATTTTTAGGATAAGACCGCATAAGTTTACAGGGCGACTAAAAACGCTTAAAATAAGGCTTTGTTTGGGCTTTTATCGCAGCACAGCATATAGGCGCGATGTGAAAGTAGTTTAAAATCCTTTATCCCCGGCGGCGTTGATGCAATGATTATGACGCGGGTATTATTTTAGAATACTAAAGAATAGTTTGGAGGTGAACGAAGTGAAAACAGTACGAGAGCGGTTAAGTGCTACAATGGCTGAAATTTACGCCACAGAACAGCTTAAAGCTGCAAATAATCCGGCTGCTTATAAGCGAGTTGATGGGCGTTGGATATTGTTCTATAATAACAATGATAAGATTGTAGGACGCTATCACAAGGGAACGAAAATGTTACAATTGGATTTATGATTTTGAACTATACGAGGCGGCTGTAAAAGGCCGCTATTTTTTGTAATCATTTTGTAATTTTCCCGGCGGCGTAATAATTTTGCAAATTCTAAAAGAAAAAGACAGGCATCTTGTAAAAATAAAAATATCCCCGGCGGCGTGCTAATTTATTAAAATTTTTCGGTTTTGAAAATTCAATAGCTAATTTATTGAAAATTTTGTAAACTAGCAATTCGCTTTTATATAAAAATTTTTCAGTTTGTAAAACCGTAGAATCAAAACTATTTCGTAGTTTGTAAAATCTACTAGATGCGTATCTCAAAATTTTTTATCCCGGCGGCGCGGTGGAACGAGGCGGCATAGCCACAGGCGGCGTTCAAGAAAAATTTTTCGTTCATGCTACTAGATGGCAAACTATCGAAGTGGGATTTTGGGCTACTAGATGGGCTTTTTCTATGGTTTTGGCGCGGCCTAATATGGCGTGGAGCGGCACTTTAGCGCTCTAAAGTGTAGAAGTGTAAAGTGCTATCACTTTAAAGTGCTAAAGCGTTGAAGTGAAAAGTGACTTCTCAAAAAGATACCAATACGCGCATAGGCGCGGAAAAGATACCAATACGCGCGCGCTGGTTATATGAATAACCGTTCATATGTTAAAAAAGTATCAATATAATCGTTTCTGAGCTATTCGTTCCTTCTACGACGCAAAAAATCAAAATTATTTTTCAAAAAAACTTGCAATGTTCCTTGTAATATGGTAAAATAGAGGTGGGAAAAAACCAAGTACCTTGAAAATTGGATATTGTTTCCAGCCGTGTGGCCGCCTTGCGCGCGGCCATGTAAAAAAAGAATAGCGCAAGGGTAACAAGCCCACCAAAGGACTAAAACACATAGATAGATAGAAAGAGGTTACATATTATGAAAACAATCGAAACTGTTGAGATTAATGATACTGAATTAGCACGCGAAAAAATAAACGACGCGGCCGCGCGCTACACTTGCGTTTGTTGTGGACGCAAGTTTTCCCGTGTGGAATGGAATAGCGGGGAATTGTTGCACGTGGTAACACCGAAGCAGCCCGTGCACGGTGTGCACGCTTGCGTTTCTTGCCTGTTCAAGTACGCAAGGAATAGGAACGAATGCAATCTTGACACAATTCACGGATACCATGAAGACCTTCCTTCATGGTATCAAAGGGCCGTGAATACGGCTACAAATGAAGGACATTTCACGTATACCGTGGAATTTGAAGGCGCGCCTAAAACAGCGGCCTTCGGCGGGGACGTGGGAGCGTGGGCATTGTACGCGTACAATATGTACGGGTTATTTCCCACGCAAGATTGCACCGTACCAGTTGAGATGCACGCGCAAACGCGTGCAAGCTTGCGCGGGGTGCAAGATTATATCACAGGCGTTGCAAGTATCCTTGACATGGATATTTGCAACGCTGGGCAACATATTAACGTTAGTGGGCAATGGTTAAACGGATATAAAGCCCACAAACTTTATCTTTACAGAGAGGCGCTTTTCAGTGATTTATTCGCTGAAATGGAAAAGGATGCGGCGACCTGTAAACGTGTGTGGGGTAGAAATTTCGGTCAATGGAATAACGACCCACGCGTTGTTGGATATACAGGTCATGGAACGGCATTAAACCTTGCACATTTGAATGAAGGCGCGCAAGCGCGAATTGAATGGAGGATGTGCAAATTCAACAACGTTAAACAGTTTGTTGACCTGCTTTTCCTTGTTCAAGAATTCAATTTAATTCTTGAACAATTCGCAAGCGGAGAGCGTACAACGAAAAGCGCGGCCCGTTCGATGGTTAAAAAATACCGCGCTTGCGCAAGCGGCCGGTTAGCAGCACAAAAACGTAACAAGTAAATTTTCAGGCGCGCGCCAAAAAAGGCGCGCGCTTTTTTTGTTTCCAGAACAGAAAATTTTTCATCGAATAGAATGCCAGCCAAACGAACACATTGGTACTTTTTTAACAATCAGAGAAGAACGGATACATTGGTATTTTTTTAACAATCAGAGAAGTAAAGATTGTATTGATATGTTTTTAACAATTGAACAGTCGCACAGATGAACAGTCGTTCATATGTTAAAGGTTTAACAATAGTAAACGTCAAGAATTTAACAATGTACCCCCCACGGGTATACAAATTGACAGAAATTTAACGAACATCCTGCGGCGATGCTATTCACTATTCACCTCAACAAATAGTTGCCCCCTATTAAAAACATCTACGATTTCACTATTCACTCAACTTGCCAAATTTTTTCATGTACAAAATCCAATTATTATCGTCATTCTGTAACTTTGTATACCCCCTGTTAAAAAAATCTAGCCGCCCATAGCGACCTATTGTATACTAAAAGAAAAACGCTGGCTTTCACCAGCGTCAAAATTTTTACGATTTCCTAGACAAAGATTTCATAAGTTCTGCGTCCCAAATATCCCCAAGAACTGTACAATCTTCTGGACGAACATTATGGTCACACCCCATACAGCTAAAAGGGAAGAATCCACCTTTATCAAACTTCACGATGTATTTGGCAGAGGCAGTTTCTACAACGTCACCCTCATATATAGGTTCTGTACAAGAATCATATAATCCGGTAAACTGACCAACGGTATATCCTTTTACCTTGCAGCGAGTATTATCTCTCTCGTCAACAATGTAGTAATCCAAACCATTCCTTACCAAATCTCCCCAGTCCCATTTATCATCTTTTTCGGACTTGCCACGAAACATAACGAGCCTCATAATCTTACTCCTATTACAATCCAGTCTGTTTAGAATAGAACGTGATTGTTTCACCAGTGGAAGAATCTACTCCGTCTCCAATAACGGTACAAGTTCTGTCCTCTTTAACTACAATCTGTGCAGTTCCCTTAAAGTCAGGAATTATCGTACCAATCCAAGGACGTTCATTATAATAATCCATGAAATGAGGATTATAAGCAGTAATTTCACTAAGAAGAAATACAGACACAAGACCAGCATCAGCACAAAAATCGCCAAGAGATTTTTTACCTCTTGTTGTTGCATCAAATACAGTACAAGACCAGTCGCCATACATAGTTTCATGGGTAATGTATGTATTAATTCCAAGACGCTCCATGTCATAACCATAATCACAGGAGTCCCAATCATCTCTGGTAATAGGAGCAATACCATGATGTTCTGCACGCACGACATAACAAGGGTCGGTAATCAAAATGTCGCCATCGAAAAATTTCTTTTCGGTATCAAGATAATCAGAAAGGTCGGGTTTTTTAATCCACTCCGCACGTTTCCACAAATAATCAAACATTTTGTCGTAAGCCTCCTTATTTTTATTGTATTTCTCAGGATTACGCCATGAATATGTCTTTAGTTTTGCAACAAGTCCAGAATATTCACAGGCAGCTTCAGCATACTTAGAATACTTATCAGAAGCAATTTTTTCTTCTGATTCTTTAATCCATTCTAAGAAATACTCGCCAAAAATATCAGTATTTGAAGCCGAATCAATCATATCCTGATAATACTTTTTATGCTTTTGTTCCAATGCCTCTTCAAGCTCACGAATACGTTCCTGTGTCATGTCTAAATTCCTCCTTAAAATTATTAGGTTTCTTTTTCAGTGACTAACTTTACGTCCGTTTCTATTTCAAGAGTAAATGAGAATGGAGAATTGTCTTTAGAATCATCTAAGATTAATCTGACGTTCCCAATAGAATCAATTACATATTCTTGCATAAATTTATCCTTAATTATGTATTAGAAGCCAACGTAGAAATAGAATTTATAATGTAATCAAATGCTTCTTGAATTGTATTCCCTGCAAGCTGCAAGTTATCATAAGTGGCAAGTTTAGCAACAAGCATTTGATACATGGTTTCTTTTGAAGGAGTGATACACATAATTAATCCAATAATAACCTCGGCAATTACAACTCGCTTTAACCATTTAATAACAACTTGCTTATCTTCCTTAGAACTCCCTTCGTCTGCTATCCATGCCAATATCAAAATCAGACCGCAGCCGAGAATAAGAAAGGCAACGAATAAAGCTATTGTACCACAAGCAATATTATTTAACAAATTGATAACATAGAATATCCAAGGATTAACAACATAGTCCATTTCGTATCTCTCCTATCAATTACATATTAGTATTTCTAACCACAATACTATTGTTGCTCATAACTTCAAGAGCAGCATTATGAGCCTCTTCACTCGTACCGGCACAAGTATCTGCATCAACAATAATCTCACTCATAGGGCAAGCAGAACGAATCATCAAAGCGTTACTAATAACACAAATGTCAGTGCAAAGACCACAAATCTCAATCGTACCACTATCTTCTGAATAATTATGAAGAGCATTGAGTAAATCAAAACTACCAAATGTGGACTTTTCTATTACGTGCAAATGTTCATATCCGGCAAGAAGTTTCCCAAGTTCAGAGCAAAGATTTGCACCAGAAGTACCTTTTTCACAGTGCATATCATATTGCTTACTTTCGGCCATATGCTTATAGGTAAGCTGAACATGAGAATCCATTGTCACATAAATATTCCAATGTTCATGAATTGCCCTCTTGGTCTTGGTTACAATGTTATTAACAACTTTTTGTGCTTTAGGATTTGCAAAAGTTCCACTAATGAAATCTTCCTGCAAATCAATAATAACTAAACTATTCATATCTTCACCAATTATCGCAGTAATTTGTCATCCAGTAAATTTCTTTCAACCATTTGTCACTTAGAACAGCACGTTCACTTTCTCCATTTGCCAAATGAATAAATACGCCTGTTACAAAAGCCTTGGTACAACTGTGCATAGCCAAAGGCTTTTCTAACTTTCTGTACCACCATTCCAGTTCCATCTAATAAGAAAAATCATCCCCCATATATGCCCTGCCAGCGGCAATATAATCACAAATTAATTCTTTTGCATATCTGTAAGGCATTTTAGTGGGAGTGCCGCCACAATCCAGATTATCTACCCAGTATTCATAATGATGTTTGTTACGTCCTTTATGATGAAACCACGCCTCGGAATATCCGTTTATTTCCTTGCAAGCCTCAATAGGACTTCTGTTACCCTGATAATATTTTACTCCTTCCCAAAACTCGGTAGGAGAAAATTTAGACATATCATGAGTAATTCCAGCGATAGGTATTCCAGTCATTTTACAATAATGGAACACCCAATACTTATGTGTCATTACCGTCTTTAAATGTCCTAAAAATTTATCCTTAGAACTCATTCTGTGACCTCTTCTGTTTCATCTGTTCCAGCAGATTCCTCAGAACCATCGGTTTCAGGTTCGGTCGTTTCAGGTTCAGTAACTTCCGGTTCAATTGTTTCAGAATTACCAGAATCAGGAGCTTCCACATCATCGGTATTGGTGTCATCGGTATCAACAGGCGGCACATAGCGCGTATTCCAGTCCTCAACGGCCTTAAAGATATAAGAGCCATCACCCTTATTATCTGTGCGGTTTCGTGTAGTAAGGTCACAATTCGCACAACGAATATTCGCATAGCTATATCCATTGAAAACCCACGTATGCAGAGTAGCCTCTCCGCCGCACATAGGGCAAATATCTAAATTAAAATTATGCTTCTTCATATGAATCATTCTCCTTTACTTTCTATGTCTTTATTATAGCACAAAACCGCCTGTTTGTCAAGCGGTTTTGAATAAATTCTAAGCTATTATTCGTAGCTAACATCATTTTTGTCTGTTCTGAAACATTCAAACACAGGGAACTGCAAAGATTCAACACCAGTGTCCTTGTCTTTGGTGATTTCCTTGTACTTCACGCAGACCAACTTGCCGAGATAATCTTCCTGATTGTTCCAAATCTTATCTCGCATTTCATCTGTAAACCCACTTACACCGACTGGATTTCCCTTAAAATCTACTACAAGACAGCCAAGGGTATTCTCAAATTTACTTCCAAAGCGACCAGCCTCAAAACCAATCACTCGCAAGTCCATTGTGTAAAACTTTTTTACTTTTAGAATTCCATTATGCCGCTTCCGCTTGTATGGAACATCACGGTTTACCATAATGCCCTCCATATCATGCTTCTCTGCATAGTCCAGCCACACGCCAATCTGAGAGTGGTCTGTTCCTAAATAAAATCTAGGCACGATACGAACATTCTCCAATCCTAAATAAGCAATGGCCTCTTCTACTTTATTTAGGTGTTCAACACGTTCACTATAATACCGTCCTTCTTCGCTTTCAAAATCATCTCTTGTCAAGACTTCAAAAATCACATATTCAATTGAAGACTTATCCTGCGAATCAGAATTAATAATACCAGTACCAATTTGGAAATTTTCGCTATCAGAAAGACCGTCAGTATTCTTCCGTACAAGTTCTCCGTCGAGAACAACACTCTCATACCAATTTCTTCCAAAGAGCCGTTCTACATCCTTAACAATATGGTCAAGACCAGTATAGGTAGAACCATTACGGGAGAAGAATGCGCCATTATAAAGAGTGCCACGAACGCCATTAAGCTTTTGGGAGATGCCAATAAGTTCATCAGGTTTAAGCTTTACGTGGTCAATAGCCTTACCCTGCTGTACTTCCCAAACTCGCACAACCTCACGACCAAGAGCCTGATTCACAGTCTTGGCTTCTACACCCAAAGTTAGTGTCTTTGTAAATACAGATACTAAGAAGTCTGCATAAGCGAGATTCTGATTGATGAACGACTGTACAACAGCAATGTCATCATCCTTACCAGTATTATTTGACATCAAATATCGCATGACATCAAACACATCAAAATTCACAAGAACACAATTATCAATTTTTTTTGAAATTTTAGATTTAGAAAGACCAGTTACTACAGAATTACTAAGAACAAAATTTAGGAACGCAGTAATAAGCGGGGTATCATGTCCTGCAATGAAATCGTACTTCTCTTTCTTTTTAGAAAGACTTTTTAAAGTTGTGGAAAATTCATAAAGTAATGCAACCTGATTATCCATTGTTTCCTCCATACAAAGCCTCATAAAGCACGTCCATACAATCCTTTATGTTAGACATCTTGTCTTGCAACAAACCATATATTTCACGGCATTCTTTGAGGTATTCTTCCTGAGCTTCTTCTTTAGTATCAGCATATCTTTTCAGGGAAGCATCAATAGCTCCTTCTCCATTAAGCCCCTTAAACTCGTAGTCGCTTATTCCCATGTGAAATCCATTTCTTTTCTTTAGAATCCCCTGATAGGGCGGCGAAATATAAACTTTGTCATAAATATATTCTAAGGACGTATAGTACCCCCAAATGGGGGTGTCTCTAGGGGCTAAAATAGAATTCTTATAAACCATCTTTATACCTCATTCTTCCACATTCAAAGTGGCCTTTTCACGAATAGTAATAGCGTCATACGGAAAAGCGTCCAATTTACCATCTGCTAGATTCACAGCATTGAAAGCACTCTTGGTTTCAATCTTCATGTAGAGGCAACCACTGTCAAGTAGTGAAAAAACTTCTCCGTCCTTAATCATCTCAAAAGGAGTGGTCTGTTTTGATACCCAATTAATTTCCATTTTTATCCTCTCTCTTTCTAAGAATCTAATGCAATAAAACTATTCTTTTATCCGTCATTTAACCACAAGATATAGTGGTTGGTCTGAGTGTATACCACAATATATAGTGGTCAGTATCTCCACATAAGTCCATCTGACACTACATATGGTGTCAGCCGTTCTACATATTGTGGTTTAACACAAGATTCCAGACATTTCTTATGAAAAAATGTATAAATATATGGACGCATAACGTCCTCGCGCACTAAAACCATGTCAGGTGCTCCAAGAGAAATTCTTGTAATATTATAATCCAAGATTCCCTCATGCACATATATTCTCCATCGAGTAGTTTTCTCTAAATTATTTTCTATTAACTGTGAGATATAACATATTGGAAATGCTATTGCTACACCCACAATTATAGCAATCAAATAGTAAATCATTTTACCCTCCAATAAAATAGCCTCTTGCTATGGTCTTATTATACCACAAAACAAGAGGCTTGTCAAGTATTTTTATATTTTAAATTTGTTATTTTTAGACCTCATTTTTTGCGAAGCAATTAGGACAGAATTTAGGAAATTTTCCTACTTCTTCCACAAATTCATATCCACATTTTGAGCATTTACGACATTCAACACCATTTTCTCCCATTTCAGGGTCTTCGTCCACAAACGTCCATTCGCCACGAACTACTGGTAGAACATCAGCAGTAGGCTGCATATCAACGTACTGTTTTAAAACATCAACCATCCCCGGAGTAAAATTCCGGTCAAATACTTCAATAAGTCTATTTGCATCAATATAACGTGCTTCCATTTTCTTCCTCCATATCTCCTATAAGTTAAAATTTATTCATTGATTTACAGAATGGGCAAATCGAATAAATGTCTTTATTTTTTACAAAAAGAGTACCAGAACGGTTTCCACAATTCGGACACTCATAAACACCAATCTTTTTTCTGAATGTCTTTTTCATTGTGCCTATCAGTTTCCAGTGTTTATTTTCGTGTTGCTGAGATTCTGTTGGTACTGAAAACTTGGACGTAGGAATATCATTAAAAATCTCGTCTACTTCGGTCTTCTTATATGGCTTTTGACACTCTGTACCTAACCAATCATCCAACTCTTTTCGACTATGAACGGCATCTTCTTCACCAATATAAAGAATCCTATTTACTATGTCATAGTCGATATTATAAAGCAAATCTCCAAGTTCTTCGTTGTCTAGTGACCGAATCCAATCCGCATTTGTCATTGTTATACCCCCTGTTTACACGGCTCTACAAGCCATTCTTCGACACTTTCTTTGTCATTAAAAAGAAAAATTGGTTCATCAGATTCTTTTATATGAAAAGAAATGCCAAAATCATCATCAAACTTTTCTATACTAAAAATAAATTCTGCAAGTTCTGCATCATTCATAGAACGAATTTGTTCAGCATTAGTCATATTTACCACCCTATAATATCAGATAAAAGAACACATCCAGAATGATTTATAGACGGAAATAATTCTGGTCTAATTTGTTCTTTTAGGTCATTGGAGTCGTAAATAAATAACTCACCATTTTCTGTTCGTGAAAAGAATGCGTCATCAGTCAAACTCCATTCATTTATTAAAAACAGGGTTATTTCAATTTCTGTAGTAGTAAAATTATAATTATCCATATAGGTATCCCCGTCGCCTCCTTTTACTCATATTATAGCATAAAACCGCTCGTTTGTCAAGCGGTTTTGGAAAATTTATTCCTCTTCTTCGTCCTTTTGTTTAGTGATAGATTCACGAGTAAACATTTGCTTAAAAATCAACGAAATGCATACTAGAATCATACCATACCAAACAGAAAACGAAAAATTATAGCCAAGTTTGCCAAGAATCTTAATAATAATCCAGATATTTACATCATAGAAAATCACATTACTAAGAATTTTGACAATAAGTTCTGCAATGGCATAAATAAGATTCAAAAATACTTCTCCAACTTCATTATCCATTTTGGCTCTCCTTAAAATAACTTTACAATTTGATTATAATGGCACTGATATTCGTTCTTATCTCCAAATGTGCAATCATGATGATAATGCCCATAATGCCAACTGTTGGTAACGGTAATTTTGTCCGCAATTTCTTCCTGTAAGAAATCTGTTAAACAATCTGGTTCAAACCATCTACCCTCGGAATATAAATCCATTGTTTTATAGGCTATTTCAGTTGGCGCACAATGAGTTAAAACATAATCAACTTTGCCATCATGAAACATAAGATTTTTTATACCTTTATTTAATTGGGCAAGAGATGGAATTTCTTCTGCCCACCAGCTAACTCCCTCAACTCGACATTCTTTGTCAGTAGACCTCGCACCACCCATAACAAAAAATGTCTTATCGTCTATTGTAAAAATTTCTCCATTCATAAGATAATAGACAGAATCAGCCAGTTTCTTTACTTTGCCCCCAAGAAATTCACTGGTTTCATATTCATTTAGAATATTATAATTTTCATGATTTCCTAAAACACAAAGCGTTGTGAATGGCATTTTGTTAAAAGAATCAATAACAAACTTTGTCAATTCGCTTTTGTCCCATGTCAATCCAACATCACCAAGAATAATCAAATAATCATTCTTAGTTAATCCAGACCAATCATAATCAATAATTTTCTTTAAGTCAATGGTTAAATGCGTATCGCCAGTTACAAATACACTCATATTTAATTCCTTACCCAAATTTGAACTTTTAATTTAGAATCTTTGAATACAGTGTCAATAATATCTTCAATAATAGACCAGTTGCCGCCAGCCAGTCCACAACCCATATTATACGGAATCGCAACACTATAATCAAACATTTCACAAAATGTTCGTAATTTTACCAAACTATCTCTCAACGCTTCATGGTCTGTATATTCATCATACTGACCAAATAAATGAGCAATAGCCTTATTTTCTTCGTAAAAAGATATGCAACATAATCCTAAAAGAGAATGTGGATTTTTACCATTCTTTTTGACATTATCAATCATGTCAAAATATTCTCTCATACAGGTCGGATATTTCTTTTTAATCTTTTTTGCTATCCCACAACCAAAAGTCCCCACACAATTAACTTGATGAACAATTATGTCCGCATCTGAATCAAAAATATCTCCATTATAATACTCAATCATTTTCTTCAACTTTCTTTAATGTATAAATACTGTGTTCTGTTATAAGATAGAGAAGTCCACCAGCAAATTCTACGCCGACTAATCTTGAAGCAAACCAAGTAAATTTACAATCTTCAAGTATTTTGCTTTGGATAATATTGAATGTGAGATTTTTGCCGATAGCCAATCTATCAAAATTTATCTCAACAATGGCGTTTATGATTTTTTCATATATTCCATGTTTTTCCTTTAAATTATATTCTAAAACCTCAATAAGCGTATATTTTTCTGTTCCAATAATAACGCCATAATTTTCTATTTCCATAACTCAATCCTTGTTTTTTGCAAGAGCCATAATCATTTCTTTCGATTTAATCATAATATTATCACAAAAATTTTCATCATAAATTGCATCCATACTAAGAATTACGTCTTTTGGATAAGAAGTGATAATTTCATTGTTTGTATAATCTAAGTCATCCCAGTTTAAAAGGTCGGCATATTCATCGAAATCATTATAATCAATCACATTAAACGAAATTCCATTTTCAGCAAAGAAATCGAAAATGGCTTGATATGAAATTCCAGTCTTTCGCATTTTTTGAGATACTAAAGAAAAAATTTTAAGATATAATTGAATGCGTTTGAGTTCCAAAGATTCAATGTCAGTTGTAACCATTAAAAGTTCGGTATGCACTTCATTATAATGGTATTTTTCTTTTAAACCTTCTACCGCCGAAAAATAATCCTCCATCTTTTTACTTTCTATTTCGGCTTTTTTATTGAGCCGATTGGTTTGAGTGTAATTGGCTTTTACCTTTTTTAAGTAATTAGTCAGATTCATAAATTTCTCCTTATTTTAATATATTATTTATGTATTTTGCCAATTGATTTCTTCGCAATTCTAAGATAAAATTATCTGGATTGTATATTGGGCAATATAAGATATTTAGTTGTCTATCATACACCCAGCCGTCTAAATGATATTCTATATTGTCTGGTAGAGTTATTCCATTTTGAAATTTTATGTAAATTTCTGAATATTTTTCTAGTCCAATGTGACCACCACATGAATATGACGTATAATATCCTTTTTTATTTAATTCTAAAAGAATATTGTAAATACTTTCATCTATTTGCTCTGGTCTTTTATTTTTGCATTGGCATTTTTCTATCTTCTACCAACAATTCGTACATACGTAAATCAATATTTCCACTTCTTTCGTCTGACTTCGTTCATAGGGTAAAATCTCAAATCTGTATAATTTTTTTTTAGAAGTTCTGTAAATTGTTTTTCGACTTCTGGTTGAGATAATATACTAGATATTGTCATAATTTTTCGTTTATTGTCTGTGTCTGTGTAGGCCATTTCATAATAATTAATATTCATTTCGTTCTCCTTGTTATGAAAAATCCATAAATTCTGTATTTCGACATTTCAAAAACTTTTCTCTATTAGGATTAATTTGATGAATACCAAGAATCTTAATGTCGCAGTCAATTTCTGCCATTTTACAGTATTTAAACATATTTTTGGCATTATTTGTATAAGCATGAACGACCTTAATATGATTATCCTCGACAAAAACAATGTCAAAATATAAAAGTCGTTTTGCTTTCTTCATTTTAAGTTTCGGAATTTCAGTCATAGATTTTAAGCTTTCGCTTTTTTCAGGAATAAGAATCATTTTTAGACCTCTCTTTGTTGTTTCCTAATAAAAATTTTAATCTGGCTATATTATATCATATTCTTTTAGTGTTGTCAAGTAATTTTTTAAATTTTATTCTCCAATTTTAAAATTTTTTATATTTATATTTATATTTATATTTATTTTAGAATATAAATTTTTATATAATATATTTTCTATATCTTTTTTCTTTCAAGAAAAAGGTGCGAAAAAGCCAGCAATCATGCGGAATCTTTTTTGGGTTTAGCAGGTCGAATCTGCTAAACGTGTCTTTAATTGATAATTAGTATATAATTTAATTCATATAATTCTTTATTAGAATGAAAAAGATTTAATATAAAAATTTATTAAAAATGCTTTTATTTTTAAAATTACTTGACAAACGGAAAATAATGTGATATAATCTAGTTGTAAGAACCAATTAGAGTAATTGCAAAATAGTAATTTTTAGGAAAATTATAAAAATATTTAGTAGATTATTATAAATTTTTCAAGTTTTTCCTAAAAATCTCTTGACAAATCGAAGTTTTTATGTTATAATATAGAAAAAGTTAGAATTGTTCTACACTATTATTATCTGGAAATTTTGAACAAGAGGCGATACTATGACTAATGAAAGGTTGGAAAATATTAAAAATGAGTTGCTACGCGAGGCAATTGGCAACTACCTCACGCCTGCTATTAGAATTATAAAGGGACATCCAGAACTGTTTCCTAAGAGTTTTGATGATATTATTACAAAGGCATATTATGGGATTCCTTTTAATAATGAATTAGAAATTTTTATGGGACGTTGGATGAACTCTGATTCCGAAGAAGATAGATATATGAGAATTGAATATCTCATGGGATATATTTGTAATCATATTTGGAATTATGTTTCTAATGTTTTTGACTGGAATAGTTCTTACGAAGGGTCTGCATATTCTATTATTGAAAAGCTCATTAAGTATCTTAAAAAATACAGAAATATTATTGCTTTTGTAAAAGATTTGAATGGAAATTATGTGGATTCTGAATCTAAATATTTTGATGGCACTTTATTGATTATTGACCCATTTCATGTTGTAAAAGAAAATTATATAGCTTATAATTCTAACGAATGGGACAGTTTCAATTCTTATTTAGAATGGTCAAAAGAACATCAAAATGACTGGTCGAAATGTGAACTTGGTACTAAAATGAACAATCTTGGTATTAAAACATTTTTGACGCATGATACTTTGTGCGGAATGTCAAAATACCGTTTGTATACAGATTCATACTTAAACGATAAAGGCGAGTTTGATTCAACTTCTGGATTATTATCTGTATTTCTTTTAGAAGAAGTCCTAAAATATAATTCAGAATACGACAAGCATAATACTGGTTCTTCTATAATTGTTAAAGATTTTAAGGGTACTGTTCAGATAATTATAGATTGTCAAAATTATTATGATGAAATTCATTCCGAAAATCGTTTTAAGTTTGAAGTTAAGATTGTTGGAACTGGAATCAATAAAAAGACTGGTAAACCTACAAACTTTATTACAAGGAGGGCTATTGATGGTTAAGTTTATTTCTTATGATGGTTGTTATCCGGTTTTGTGTTGGGGAACTTTGACATTGGAGATTGATGGCGAAAGAGTGTCTTTTGGTTTCAATGCTTCAAATCCCCAGTTCTGGACTTCTACTGGATATGTGTATTTTACCGATGATTATTCTAATGCAGAGATTGTCACTGGTAGTTGGGCAATTGATAGTATGAAGTGTATTCCTGAGAAATATCGGAAGTATGCCGATGAAATGATAGCCGTTATGAACGATAATGTTACCGCTCCTTGTTGTGGCGGTTGCATTTAACAGGAGGTCGTATGGAAGTTTTTGTCACTGGTAGTACCTATGGTTATTTGAACTTTGAAAAATTGTCTCCTAAATATTGGCAACGTAGTATGACTTTAACTCGTGATGATATTCTTATTGTGTGCGGAGATTTTTCTTTGGCCTTAGACGGGACATGGATTGACAAAGCACTTCAAGATTGGTATAATAAGCGGGCATATACGGTATGCTTTATTAGTGGAGATAAAGAGAATCATTTTGAATTAAAAAGATTTCCTGAAATTGATTTCTACGGTGGCAAGGCTCATAAGATTTCTGATAATATTTATCATTTATTGAATGGTGAGTGTTATAATTTTGGCGGTAAAAAGTTCTTCTGTTTTGGTGGTTCTCAGGGATTCAATGAGTTTAATATTGATGGATTACCAAAAGAGTCTGATTACATTCGTGGGAAAAATAGTATTATCAAGAATGATTTTAAATTTGACTACATCCTTACTCATTGTGCTTCTACGAATGTTCAGGCGAAATTACCTTGCAACTGGTATTATAATGATTTTACTGATTGGATGGAAATTAATCTAAGAAAAAATTGTTCTTTTGATACTTGGTTTTTTAGCCATTATGATACTGATAGAACTGTTGAGATGAAAAACGACGAAAGAAAATATCATTGCGTTTATCAAGATATTGTCCGAGTTTTGTAATAATTGGAGGTACTAAAATGAAAGACATCAATAATATCAAAAATGAACTGATTGATGCAAAGAAGCATGGCGACAAAATTAAGGATTCTTGTTTAGGAGTTCTGATTTCTAAGTTGCAGAATGAGCGAATTAAGCTTGGTCGTGACTTGGTGCAGGCTGAACAGTATGGAGTTGTTCGGAAGTGTATTAAGGAAACAGAAGAATCTCTTCGTTTTGCGGTTGAAAATAAGCGCGAAGATTTGGTTGTTAGACTTAACACAGAACTTATTATTCTAAATGAATATGTTCCCAAGGAACTTGATGTAACGGCAATTGAGAAGATTGTCCTAGAGAACATTGGAGAAGAAAAGAACAAGGGTAAGATTATGAAGATTGTTTCTCCTATTCTCCGTGGTCAGGCTAATATGGCTGTTGTTTCACAGATTGTTGATAAGATTATTCAGGAGGGTTAAAATGGGCAAGTTGAAGTTCTTTACCGTTGGTGATATTGTTACTAATATTACAAATAATACTGTTTATGTTGATACCGTTAATGGCGTTGAAATTGAGGCTAATGATATTAAGTATCATTTGAAGAATTCTAATAAGTATGTTCAGGCTTCTGAAATTGAAAAGGTAAGGTTTGAGGTGTAATATGGTAAAACAGGTTATTGTAATGCGCAAAGACCTTAATATGAGAAAGGGAAAGTGTTGTGCGCAAGCTGCTCATGCCTGTGTTCTGGCCGTTATTCAGGCGCTTTCTGAACGAACTGGTTCATACATGGTAGACGATTATGGTCGTGTTACAGTTGATGATGAAAGTGATATAAAAACATGGTTTGAAACTTCTTATACTAAGATTTGCCTTTATGTAAACAGCGAAGAAGAATTGCTGTCTATTAAGAGTATTGCAGACGATGAAGGACTGATTTGTTCATTAATTCTGGATAATGGTACAACGGAATTTCATGGAGAAAAAACTTATACCTGTTTGGCATTCGAGCCTTTGAAGTCAGAAATTATTGACCCGATTACTGGTCATCTACCATTGTATTAAGGAGGTGACAGTATGAAAGAAATTAGTTATAATACATTATTAGAAATGAAAAAGACTATTGAGGACAACGAAGGTATTTATCCGTTAAGTTATAATCAAGTTCTTGAGAATGATGGAGCAATGGTGTTCCTTATTGGTTCTGCTACTGGATATGCTAAGATAAGCGTAGAAAAGGCTGCGTTTATCATGGAAGATTCTAGTCCTGAAGTTGATATGTTCTTTTATGGGATTCAATATTTTGCTTATCTTGTTAGACCTTATAGCCTTGACGTAAAGTGAGGTTTGTTGTGATTATTACAGTTATTATAGGTGTTCTTTTAGTATTTGGATATGTGTTTGCAACACCTGATACGGTGTTTGAAGATAGTATTATATTCTAAAGGAGAATTATATGAGTAAGTCTATATATAAGCGGAATTTCTTGGAAAACTTTGTTTATTATATTATGACCGCTATTCTTGCCGGAATGTTAATTGGCCTTGGCGGGGTTGCTTATCTTAGTACAGATAATAAGATTTTTGGCTCAATACTGTTTTCGATTGGCTTGAATGCTATTTGTATTGAGAATTTGCATCTCTATACAGGACAGATTGGTTATTTATGTGATGACTTATATAATGATGGACTTTCATGTATATATAAGTTTGTTATTATCTGGATTGGTAATTTTCTCGGTGCTGTGGCTATGGGGAGCATTGTTCAGTTGATTGCCGAGTATTCTAAGGATTTTCAGTTTGTTGTTGATAAAGCCGTAATATTGTGTTATACTAAAAATGAATATCCATATGGTTTACTTATCTTTTTAGGATTGATTTGTGGAATCTTTGTGTTCCTTGCGGTTGATTGTAACAAAAAAACACTTTCCTCTTGGATGCTTACAATTTGCGTGTCGGCTTTTATCATTTGTGGAGCGGAACACTGTATTGCTGATATGTTCTATTATTCTGTTGCAAATATGCTTGATGGGAATGCTATTTGCAGGATTTTGGCTGTTACGCTTGGTAATACGCTGGGAGGTATGTTGGTTAAGGCATATAAGTTACCTAATGAGATTCTTAGTGGTAAGTTTGGCAAATGGCGGGATATGTAATTGAAAATTATGGGATAGAGTGTTGATGCGCTCTGTCCTTTTGTTTTAGAATTTAGAATGAGTATGTTTTTGTAATATATATAGAAATTTTTGTATTTTTGTAAAATATAGTACGCGCCCCTTCACCATCTCTCTTCGCAACCGATATAATCTATAAAATCACTCTACCACTATCCTCCAACCTCGCCAATATATACCAAACCCAGTAAATATCGCATAAAACCCCACTTCCATAAATTTCCCTCTCCCCATATGAATAGGAGGCAATTGACATGACCAACGATGAAAAATATTTCATCATATCAAATAATACCAAAATTATCCATAGCGTACTTAGAAGATACCATATAGACCAGAGGTGGTATGAAGACCTGTATCAAGAGTGTGTGTTAAGTGTGTTGATAGCATTGGATAGATATGATAAGTCAAAGTGTAAAGAGTCAACATACGTGTATATCATCAGTGAATTTAGGGTAAAATCATGGATAAGGGAGCAAGTACAAAAAGGTGAAATAATGCAGTATTTGCAGGGAGAAAATGATGATTGGGGAATGATAGAGTTAGAGGATATAATCAATAGGATATTGCGAGATGAAACAGATAAAGCTAAGATGGTGTATAGAACGTGGATGGAGTATAGTGGAGAGATTAGTATGAGGGAGTTGGGTAGAATGACTAACGTTAGTACATAGGGGGTAATAGGGATAGTGGATAGAATTAATAAAAAAATTGTGAAAGTGCTTGACAAGAGGGAGGATTTGTGGTAGAATCGTTAATTATCGACAAATCAACACCAAAACCTTATTTAACAAAATTTCATTACATAATCAAAATATTAATAAAAAACAACAAAAAAGGACTGGAAATTAATCCAGTCCTCTATTATTTCAATTATTACGATAATTTAACTTAATCACAATATAGAGCCATATTTCCTGATTCTATACTCTTTTTAACATCAATTACATTTTGATTGCTAGAACCTCTCCATGCAAGCGTTATATCTCTTTTTTCTTCAATATACACTCCATCAACAAGGACATCAATATAATCAATATTTTCTAAGTCTTTTATCTCATTCCAACTATAACCAGTCCAAAGCCATATATCCTTATTAGGATAAATAAACTTTATTCTTTTAGCTATATTTAGAACTTCTTCTCTATTTTTAGGAAATAAAGGGTCGCCACCACTAAACGTCAGACCTCTAACATAATCTTTTGACAATTCATCAACAAGAATCTTGAAAGTATCTTCTGTAAATAATTTACCGCCATAACAATCCCATGAGTTTTCATTATGGCATCCTTTGCACATATGATTGCATCCTGCGCACCATAAGGCGGCCCTTATTCCAATGCCATTCGCAACTTCTGATTTTGTAATCGCCAAATAATTCATTTACGAATCCACCTCAATACCAGTATGTTTTACTCGCATTTCAACTTCCTGTTGCTTCCCTTTATTAAACGCAGTCTTATAATCATTGGTCAAGTAACCAGTTACTCTGCGTAATCTCCTAATATTACTACTTCCACACATTGGACAAGTATCATTAATTTCATCCGTATATCCACAATCTAAACACGAATCATTTGGAACGTTAATTGCAAAATACGGAATATCTTTGTCCATTGCATAATTTACAATTTCCTCAATTGCATCTATATTATTTTTTACAGAAGAATCAAGCTCTACGTAATTTATGTCTCCGGCTGAACTATACCCAGTTAATTGACTTTCAATATCAATTTTTTCAAATGGGGTCATTTCATGCCACACAGGCACATGAATGGAATTAGTAAAGAAATCTTTATCAGAAACATTCTTAATAACTCCATATTTCGCCTTAAACTTGTTCATAGCAGTATAACATAAGTTTTCTGCCAAAAATATTATTTGGACTATATTTTCATCATACTTCACGTATGAGGTCGCTCTTTCGCTTTCGCTACTCTACTTTTCCTTATCGGATTTCGATAGTCTCTACACATTTATTATTATCTTGTTCCAAGTAAATTATTTATACAAAAAATAAGTTCCACTTTTAGTCCACTTAGGAATTACATTATGATGACATTGTGTTAAAATAGTCTTCTGATTAATTCCGGTTTTTCTACTAGCTTCATAAGTATTCCAATATCGTCCAATTTCTTGATTTGTATTGAGGTCGTACTGAACAACAATAATTGGTTTTTGAGCAGTTTCATCATCCTGAAATCTAAAATAAAAAGGTTTTCTCACTGGCTTCTTATACTTAGCTTGTCGCAAAATAGTATTTAAGCCAACACCAGTCTTTAAACTTGCTTCACGACAGCTACCATAAGAACCAAGAAGCTCATTTGTATACGTATCAAACATATATACAGGATGCGACTGAGAATCTTCATATCCTTTATTATTTATGAGAAGTCCATCGTCTACTGCCTTTTGTGTATTTTCACTAAAAGTAGTCCAATAAAGATTTTCAACCCTATTGTCGTTCTTTATATTATTTTTATGTCCAACAATAGGTAAGTTATCTGGATTTTCAATAAATGTTTCTGCAATTATTATGTGCATTCTTCTTTTTTTTGTTCTATATATTTTATTCTTAGAATCCACAATATACTTAATTGCCCCATAAACATATCCATTATAATTATTCGTAGTAATACTACTCTTAAAATATTTCCCATAATTTTTATGCTTATGTATTACTCCATCAAACCTATTTTTTACTGTTCTAGTTTCAATTCCATACAAATTGCCATCTCTATCAACCCAGTTAAGTGCCCCTTTTACCTGTCGAGCACCTTCTGGCAACTTATCTATAATTATACTCATATTTCCTCCATTCTAAGAGGAACAAGATAATAAATTTAGCACGGTATTCCAATCAGGTTCACCGTTTTAAGCGACTTTTTCATTATACATCACTGTATAAGCCCCCACAGATAATATATGTTATAACTCAGGGGTATAATAAACACCAAAATTTAGTTTATATCTATTTTTAAATTCATTGCATCTATCTTTAAACAACTGTTCAATCTCTTTTGCAAGAGCCATGCCCTCTTCGGTAGTCTGGTCTTTTCCAATAAGAATTTGTAAAGTTTCTGCGAGTCCTAATTGACCAATTGCAAGTGTGCCATGTTTCAAGGCTGAACGAATTCCCTCTTGTGGCACATATCCTTCCATCACACCATTTTCATACATAAATGTTGCAGATTTAGGACTTTGCTTCGCAATATACTCAAACCTCTCAATTAAGCTATCTTTTGCTTCACAAATCTTTAAATCAAGCAAATTCATAAACTCTGACACATAAGCCACTTGAGAATACATATGATGCCCAGCGTCAACTTTCTCTTTCGCTTCCATAGCAAGAGTTGGCATAATAATTGTTGTCGGAGCAATATTTCCTCGGCCATCTTTTAATTGACCAAAGCCATTAATGTCATATCCATTAGCAGTTCTACATCCCATAGTGCTAAAATATGTTTTAGGGCCATTTTTATCATATCCAGCATTTCCGCTCCAATCAACATTCGCATAATTAGGATAAAGACGCTTTGCGGTAGACTTTAACGCTAATCTAAACAAATCATAATTAGGGTCGCCGGGCTTTCTATTTACACCCTTCATACACTGGAATATTGAGCAAGGGAATATGGAAGTTCTGTGCATTTTTCCAATTCCCTCAATTGATATATTTAGAATTTCTTCAATTACCATCCGTCCTTCAGGTTCAGTACAAGTACCGAAATTAATTGAAGTAAACGGCAACTGATTACCACTTCTTGATTGTAAAGTATTAAGATTATGGAACATACCCTCAACAGCCTGTCGAGTTTCCTTTTTCGTCATATCAAAAGCGTATTTATATACATTGCTCTTATATGAATTTTTATACCAGTCAGACTCGATAGACATTTCTTCTGGCTTACATGGGAACTGCTTATCATCCCAATTAGATTCTGCAATATATTTTACACCATTTTTATAATGTTTATAAAAACTCTTTCGCACATAAGGCATCATTGTCCAGTCCAAATGCGTTGCAGAACAACCTCCAAATTGTTGGAGACTTTGAAGCTGAAATATCACTGCAACAAGTTGAAAAGCTGTATTTACACTATTTGCAGGACGGACATCCGTTTGTCGAGTATTAAATCCATTCGCAAGGAGCTTATCAAATGGAATACTAAGACAATTATGTTGCCCAACGGCGTATCGGTCTAAATCATGTATATATACTTCATTATTTTCATGATTTTTACGTGTCTTTTCTGAAATACAATATTTCAAAGCAAAATGCTTCATAACTGCATTTGCAGCTTCACCAACACGCCCACCAAAACTTGCCTCGTCAACATTCGCATTTTGATTTTGAACGTGCTCTCCATCAAGTTTTTCTTTAACAATGTCCATTAACTCTCTATATTCATCACGGCATAATCCATGAAGATACCGATAACATACATACTCACGCGCAGCATCTTTTCTCTTAGAATTCATAAGAGAATTTTCAACCATATCGTGAATTTCTTCAACGTCCATTGTAACAATTTCTACATTAGAAATCTTATTTGCAATTCTGAGAGCAAGGTCGTGGTCTACACCTTGTTCTGTTTCATTCATAGCGTTTTCAACTGCATTGACAATTTTTTGTTTTTCAAATGGAACTTTATTCCCATCTCTTTTTATTACATAATCCAATAATCATCAGCTCCTAACATATAATTCCTTCGATTCTAAATACTACTCACATATATATTATAGCAAAAATTTCGGATTTTGTCAAGTGATTTTAAAAAATATTTTTATATTTTTATTATTATTTTAGAAAATCATACAAAATCTATTAAAAATATTCTAAAATATAATATTTTGTAGTAAAATTATTCTAAAAAGAACGATTATCTGGTATGAATTACTGCGTCTATGGGAATCACCAAATCATCATCTTCGACTTCCACCATACAACCTCCCATTAAGTCCACAGCGTTCAGCTTGGTGAGCTTGGTCATATTCTCATTTTCTACTTTCATAAAGTAAATACTTAATCCCTTACACCTGAACACATCCCCACTTTTCAAATCCTTAAATCGAGAATACTTCTGATTAGTCATTTCAAATATTTTCATATTGTTCTCCTTATTCAGAAACAGAAGTTGTCAAATTTGCAATTAAACTACCTAAGCCATGTGAATTTTCACTAAGAACAGCATGATAAATAGCATTATCATGTCTATCAAAATTATAACTTGCAGTCGCATTTGTACTAGGAGCAACAGGAACTTCCCATGTAACATTATCTCCTGCACTGAAACTAATAGTAGCAGAACCAGAATTTAACTCTCTGGAAAAAACTTCTCTGATATTATCGCCAAGACTACTTGACGTATCGCCCAAATCTCTGGAATAAAAATCTCTAATTGTATCACTTATTTCACGCGCATCATAAGTAATAGGAATAGCCCTAGTATGAGAAGTAGTTGCACTCGACGTATATGTTGCCATTGGCCGACTTCTAGCAAACTCAGACGCATCAAGGAAATCCGCAAAACTCATTTCATCACAAATATTATGTAGATTATAATATCTAACAGCTTCATTAGCATCATTAAAAAACCATCTCTTGGCAATCGCAGTATTTACACTCATTTCAATTTTCCTCTCCATCAAAAAGTACATTAGTAATCAAATCGTATGTTAATATTTCAACATCATATTAAGTTCGTTCAATCCTCTGTTGTATCTCGTAAATA